ACATCAGGAACTCTTGGTTCTTTTGCTGCTGGTTCAAGTGTGTCAGTTTCGGTTTCAGCATCAGGCGATGCTACTTTAGCTTACTCAAAAGTATCAGGAAGTTTTCCAGGTGGTTGCAGTATAAACAGTTCAACAGGTGCAATTACAGGTACTGAAAACGCAGCTTCTGCTAGTACGAATTACACCTTTACTCTAAGAGTTACAGATGGACAAGGTCAAACAGCAGACAGAGAATTTAGTATAACAATAGAAGTTGGCATGGCTAACTCAATGGCATTTAACTAAGAGGAAATTATGACAACAGTAGCAACATCATATTTAAGCAAAACACTAGATGCAAGTAACAGAAAAACTTGGACTTTTTCTACATGGCTAAAGATTCCTTCTAATATTAATGGCGACCAAACTATATGGGCAAATAGTTATTCAGCAGACACTTCACATTATATGTTTTCAAATGTTAATAGTTCTGGTCAAATACAGGTACAATGTGTTTTCCCTGAAACAGGTAGTTGTGATATAGCAACTACTAGAAAATTATTAGATGCTACCTCGTGGTATCACATTGTTTACAGAGTTGATACAACTCAAAGTACTGCTGCAAATAGAATTAGAATTTATGTTAATGGAGTACAAGAAACATCTTTTGCTACTAATACTATACCACCCCAAAACCAAAACTTAGGCATAAATATGAATGTTGAGCATAGAATAGGAAACTTTGCTGGTCTTAACAGAGCCTTTTATGGACTGTTAGCTCATACCCATTTTGCAGATGGACAGTCTTATGCACCATCAACATTCGGTGAAACTGACAGCACCACTGGTGAATGGAAACCAAAATTATCTCCAAGTGTAACTTATGGAACTAATGGATTTTTCCTCAAGTACGAGAACGCTAGTAACTTTGGTGCAGATTCTAGTGGTCAAAGTAATAACATGGCTACATCAGGAACATTTAGACAAGACACAGATACACCTAGTAACAACTTTATGATACTAGATAAGCAGCAAGGAAATGCAGCTGATGTATTCGGTGCTAATAACCTAGACCATTCAGGCACAGCATGGTTAGGAACATCAGGTTCTGCTAGAGGTATTAATGGCACAATGATGATGTCGACAGGTAAATGGTATGCAGAATTTAAACCAGCATCAGCTAACACACAAGCAGATGGCAGTACAATATCAATTTATAAAAATGGTACTCATGCTTCAAGAAGATGGAGATACGAGGGTTCTTCTGCAATCGTTGGAAAAGAAACAGGTTCAAATGGTTGCGAGGGAATTACCTATCAACCCATGACTGGCACACCCAACATTATAGATGATGGTGGTGGTGGCACAGTAAACTATGGTGTTCAAGCAAGTGCTAACGATATTATTATGATGGCAGTAGATTTATCAAATGCTACATCTAAAATATGGTGGGGTAAAAATGGCACATGGTTCTCTGCACCTGGAAGTTCCAATGTAGGAAACCCAGCAACAGGAGCTTATCCTGGATTGTCCTTTGCTAAAGGAGATGAATTTTGGGGAATCAATGTTACTAGTGTAGCAAATAGTGGCAATCAATATATGTATTGCAACTTCGGAAGAGGTTGCTTTGGTACAACAGCAGTAAGCAGTGGCAATGCAGATGGAAATTCTCAGGGAATCTTTGAGTATGCTGTACCCACAGGTTTCTATGCAATCTGCACAAAGAATATTAAGAGTTACGGATAGGAGAACAACATGGCATTTATTTCATTTCAACCACACGACCACTTTGATGTACCTACATGGACAGGTAGCGATAGCACAACAACAATTAATGGAATGGCTTTTAAACCTGATTCACTTTGGATTAAAAATTATAGTGGTAGTGGAAACCCAATATTAAATAATTCTTCAGATGGTGTTGCTAAAAACTGGAGTCCAAGTGGAAACAATCCTGTTGATACAACAACCTATGTAGCTAGTTATACATCAGATGGATTTACTTTAACTGGAAATATAGCAAATACTAATGATGCAAGTGATAGATATATTGGTGCTTGTTGGAAAGCTAATGGTGGCACAACAGCATCTAACACAACTGGTAGTATTAATTCTACAGTACAAGTAAACACAACTGCTGGTGTATCAATAGGACAATTTTCAGGCACAGGGGCTAATGGAACAATCGGTCATGGTCTTGGTGTAGCTCCAAAAATAGTAATCACAAAATCTACAGCTACTTCTGATAGAGGTTTAGCTTTGAATATGGGTAAAACTTTTGTAGCTGACCCTCAAACTGATTTGATTCAATTTTGTGGAACAGGTGGTACTGCAGATGAAGCTACAGGTTGGAATGACACAGCACCTACAACTACTGTTTTTTCTGTAGGCTCTCTTTTTCTTGGTAATGCAAGTAGTCAAGCATGTATTTTTTATGCTTTTGCAGAAATAAAAGGATTTAGTAAGTTTGGATATTATTCAGGCACAGGAAATATTGCTGGAACTAAAGTCTATTGTGGATTCAAACCTAAATGGATATTGGTAAAAGGTGCATCTGCTAGTGGAGATGACTGGGGTGGTAATTCATCAGTCTTAACAGGTTTTGGTGTAGGTGGTCAAAGAACAAGGGCGTTTAAATTTAATAATAACTCTTCTCAAACAACTGCTAATGTTCAGTTTGAAAGCAATGGATTTAGACTTGCATCATCATCTACTGGAAACAATCAAGAAAATACAATTTACTGGTACATGGCTTTTGCTGAAATGCCAATGGTAGGAACTAACGGAACAATAGCTTTAGCTACATAGGAGAAACAAATGGGATTAGAAACAGGAACATATATATCGGACTTAAATAGCTCAAACCCAGTAGCTGGTGATCCAGTTAATGAAGGTGATGACCATATAAGACTGGTAAAATCTACAGTCAAAGCAACCTTTCCTAGTATTACTGGAGCAGTTACTTCTACACACACAGAATTAAATAAACTAGATGGCGTTACAGCTAACACAGCAGAACTAAATTATGTAGATGTTACAACACTTGGCACAGCACAAGCTTCTAAAGCAGTAACAGTAGATGCAAGTAAAGATTCTACAGGAATAAGAAACTTAACAGTATCAGGCACATTAACTATAGGATCTAACACAGCAACAACTTTACAAGCTGTATATCCTGTAGGAAGTATTTATATAAATGCAGCAGTAGCAACTAATCCTGGAACATTATTAGGGTTTGGAACTTGGACAGCTTTTGGAGCTGGTAGAGTTATAGTAGGTTTAAACGCAGGGGATAGTGATTTTGATACAGTGCAAGAAACTGGTGGGGCTAAGACTCATACCTTATCTACTGCTGAATTACCATCACATACACATGGGTTTACTTTAGATTCTTCAGAAAATGGTGGTGGCTCAAAAGACCATTCATTAATTTTAGATGGAAGTTCAAGTTCAGAATCATTTACAACAGCATCGACTGGTAGTGGTTCAGCACATAACAACGTACAACCATATATCGTTGCATATATGTGGAGAAGAACTGGATAATGCCAACCCTTCAAATATTAAATCCGAAAGGAATGATTAAAGATACGAATAATACAGCATTGCCTAATGAATATTTTTCACATACACAAAATGCTAGATTTGAAGATAATGCAGCTAAAAAGGTACTAGGAGAAGACCAGGTCTTTGGAACACCTACTGTAGCCCCCTATTTTGCCTTAAATTGGACATCAGGAGATAATAGCTATTGGTTCTATGCTGGTTCAGCTAAAATCTACAGATACAATGGTTCTAGTCATGAAGACTTTACGAGAGCATCAGGTGGAGATTACTCGACTAACTTAACAGCTTCAGGTAATTGGACTGGCTCTATATTTAATGGATTAGCTATTTTGAACAATGGAGTAGATGATCCACAGTGTCTAGCTACAACAGGTGCTAGTAAGTTTACTGATTTAACTAATTGGCCATCAAGTACAACTTGCAGAGTAATAAGACCTTTTGGTAATTACTTAATAGCTTTAAATATGACTGAATCTTCTACCAAT